GGGTCTTCTAGATATGAGTCATGTTCCATTACATAGAAACGTTCATCACTCTCTGCACGTTTCTTAATAAGTTGCCAATGAGTTATATCACCCGCACGTTCACTCTTGGTGCTTTGTTTGTCCTTCTGCATTCCATGAAGCAGAGGTCTCCAGTTGTAGAGGGGTTCTAGTTCTGAGATAGTGTCGGGGGTGTAACACTGAATGACTTCAATGTCGAGGATGTTTTGTTTCTTCCATGATTCCAGTGCGATCTCTGTATACTTCACAGAGGTCGGATTGTTCAAATCTGCAATCATGTATGCTTTCATAATATATCCAAAAAGTGTCGGGTGACCTATTAAGTCACCCTAGTTCTGTCTATCTATATAAGTGGTAAGATAGCAATAATTGATGTAACTAAAACTATCATACTCAGTAGCGCATCTCCGAGTCTCTCTACTCGTCCAAATGTGCGGGTCTTCATAACTTTTTTGCTCCAGATTGGTGGGAAGATTATTCTTCCGATATTATATATAATGGTAATGTTCCCTGATAGGGGTCATAACCAAATGTCATGTCACTTTTTTAAACAAAAAAGGAGGGATCGGTATCAGGGTCACTCTCAAATCCGAACGAGAAAGTCACCCGTGATATCGTGGGTTGGAGTTGATGCCATGTTCCTCTTGGTAAATAGACACAATCTCCCGGTTTCATAATAACAGTTTCGTCTGCGTTCCTTGGTTCTTCGTTGTAACCAATAGTGATCTTACACTCACCGATTGCTTGTAACAGGAATACATCCATACTGTCTTTATGTCTAGGGTATGAACCAGAGTCTTGTCCAAACCCAACAAACGCAATGTTGGTGATTTGGGGTGGGCCTTTTACATACTCGTCTTTCTTGGGAGCAGGGTCAACAAAGAACTCTTCCATCTCTTTATGAACCACTTTTGCGATTGTTGGTGTGGATGGTCTCCGATGAAACTCATTACATCCCAGACGATTTTTCTCACGATTCCAATCGTATAGTTTCGATGGATGAGTGTCGATCATGTACATCATGTGGTTCCAATCGTACCCGACAATATCCTCTAAACGACCCCACCAATGCTTCTTCGCACGAATAGATTCTATGTGCTTTTCGAACAGTCCTGTGGACATTTAACCACCGTGCCAGTCAATGACCTTTTCAAATGCGGAAATGTATTCCTTATCTTCGGGAAGACCACTTGCGTGTAAACTGTCAAGTTCCAAAGTCAATTGCTCTATAATGATGTCATCAATCTTATCTTGTTCAAGGTTCACTTCAATTATCATACTCATCACTTATTTCCTATATTATATTTGGGACACAACTCCCACTGGTCTTTGTCTTTGAATCCAATGATCTTGATCTGTCTTAGGGGAGCACAGTCTACTGCGACTTCCTTGTTCTGTATCTCAACGAGTCCCCAGTCCGACAATAATGTCGCAATGGTATTACGTCTCTCTACGTCTGACTTCTCTAGGTTTGCTTTCTTACCATCCAAGATAAACAGTTCTTTGAAGTGTACGATATAGTACCTTCCCTGCTTATGTAGAATGTGACACGACTGAAACAGTTTTTGTTCTTTGCGTGATGCCACTCCGATTCTGGTTAGAGTTTCACGCACTTTGAGGAAATCATCGGGTTCTGCCAGAGTGATCTCTAGCATACTCACAGGACTCCATGATACTAAGTTACTTTCTTCCACCTTTATTCACCTTTTCTTTTATTTGTTTAATTTGAGAAGGTGATAAGAGGGATAGTATTTGTCGTGCCTTTTCATTACTATATCCATAATATTCTTTCACCGACTCAAGGTCATTTTCTAATTCAGGTTTTACCCATTTAGAGAAACGCTTCCGTTTCCTAATGATATTTATAAGAAAAGAAAATTGTAGACGTGAGTCTAGGTGGTGGCACTTGTTCATCTCATTTGCGATAACAACAGTATCAGAGAAGTAAGACAGTGAACGGTTTACCATAAAACCATTGTATGCCTTCTCGTCATCACGAGTTACCATGATGTCTTTCTTGGAATAGTTAATCGCATTTACATAATCAAAGGGATTCATTAGGGGACTAAACTCCGTTGCCAAGGTTTTTCGGTTGATG